GCCGCCGAAGGTTTTTCACAGACATGGTGGCCGCATTTGTTAAGATTAAAAATGAAATCCTTAGTTGATTCACAGGAATACAGAGATATTGTCGGAGATGCAACAACAGAGGGTTCTCTTGCCAATTACATGTCTACTTTTAACAGAGAAAAAACCATTAATGATCAAATTGTTGCACAGGCGGAAGCAGATGCTCCTAAGTCTGGTTTTAATTACAAGCAATATTATGTTGCACCAATCGATGAGAGGGGCAACATCAGGACTGACAATGTAAACACAGCAGATCAAAGGGTAAGCACTGATAAAACTGTAAACGCCGTAATCGACACACCGGCGGCATCACACTATGGTTTTTATCTTGACGGCGATGGTGTTGCACCAAACGGTCATCCTGCTGGATTCGGCATATCTTTTCCAAACTCAAACATAGACAAAGGCGACTACTTCTTAAGAACTGATTTTCTACCAAATAGGTTGTTTAGATATGACGGCAACAGGTGGGTAAAAATTGAAGATTCTGTAAGAATTAACATGACGAACAACGATTCGAGGGCAAACTACAAAACCGGATTTGTGAATAACACCACCACAGATACGATAAATGGTTTAACAACAGAACAAAGACAATCATTAACCAATGCATTGAAACCAAAGGCTGACAATTAAGAATGCTACATTTTTACGAAGGACAGATTAGGAAATTCTTAACTCAATTTATTCGAATATTGAGTAATTTTTCTGTTGAAACAGGAAAAGGAAAAGATGATCAAATAACATTAAGAGCTGTTCCTGTAATTTATGGAGATCCTACAAGACAGGTTGCAAACATAATTAGAAACAATAGTGAAAACGCACTAAATTATGCACCAAAAATTGCTTGTTATGTGAGAGAACTGAACTATGATAGGGAAAGAATGCAAAATCCTTATCACATAGAGAAACAGCATTTGAAAGAAAGGGGAGTTGATGCTGATGGCAATTACACTAATCAGCTAGGAGCAGGATATACTATTGAAAAAGTTATGCCATCGCCTTTTAGATTAGAGGTAACAGCAGATATTTTTTCTTCAAACACAGACCAAAAATTGCAAATTTTAGAACAAATTTTGTATTTGTTCAATCCAGATTTTGAAATTCAAAAATCTGACAATTACATAGATTGGACAAGTTTGAGTTATGTTGAACTCACAGGAATAACATTCAGTTCGAGGACCATTCCGGTGGGAGCAGAATCAGAGATAGATGTTGCATCAATGACTTTTTCAATGCCAATTTGGTTGTCACCACCGGTAAAAGTGAAAAAACTGGGTGTGGTGCAGAAAATTATAATGAGTGTGTACGAAGATGATGGTGGCATAGCAAAAGGATTGATAGACGGATCTCTGCTATCGAGAAGTTTCATCACGCCAAACAATTTTGGATTGTTGGTGTCAGGCAATCAATTAAGACTGTTGGGAACAACAGGGGTAAATGTTAAGTCAG